GCCTTTCTTTTTAATGGTGTTCCGTCTATTATATCAGCGATACGACAGATGGCTTACGGTATTTGTTGATTTGGTACGTAGGCCATCGACTATAAACGATAGCGGGTAGATTGTGAAGAAACTGTTTCCTCCTTCGCCAAGGCTACGGCGGACATGGCTTTCCGTTCTTTTTATGGTGTCTTGCAACATCTTTTCTGCAGAAGTTGAGTCAAACTCACTCAACTATTCTTATATTTATGACGAAGATCTTGAAGATCATGACGAAATTCCCGTTCAATACATATATGGATCTGAAGAATATAAACTTTATTTGATTGCTATAGCCCACAAAGGCTTCTTACTAAGGCTTGATTATAGCTTTGGCCTCTACGTGGCAATAAATTCAGACGAGACACTGATATTTGAAGAATTCTCAGATGACTTTGAACTGGATGAATATGAATGAGATTGTGTATGTAATCCCCGGCAATCCCATTGCCCTCTCTCGCCCCCGATTATCTCATTGTGGTATATATGATTCACAGCGTAATGAAAAGCTTATAGCGGGCTTGAATCTTCGCGCTCAACATGGTTCTCTACCACTTTATGCCGCTGCACCTCTTCACCTTGAAGCTACATTCTTTATGAATATGCCCAAATCATCCCGCCGCAAATGGCCCCAACTTCGTGGTACGTATCATTTCTATAAAGCGGATCTCGATAATCTTCTGAAGTTTTTATTAGACATTTGTAATAATGTAATATTGAAAGATGATAGTATTGTTTCATCAATTTCAGCCTGTAAGATTTATGATGATAACCCACGGACTGAATTTACTTTTAGAGTATTGAAATGAAGAAAAAGGGCGTAAATAAACAATCTACTACAAGCGATGCAGATTGGGCAACTAAGAGCCAAACCATAGAACGCTTAAAAAAAGTTAATACAGACGATCCTTTTTCGTGGAGCGGACGCGAGAAGTCTGACGCGTACATTGAAGAGAAAGCAAAACAGCTTGAAGATTGGGTAACAGATGAAGAAAATAATCATAGGCCTTACTCGTTGATGAATTTCTGTCGTTATATTAAAAAGCTTGAGAATAAAAAACTACGACGAAAAACATTAAACGATTGGGCTGCAAAGAATAAGGTGTTTAAGGAAGCATTTGAATATGCTAAAGAAGTTATTGCAAGCAGACGTTACGATCTGACTGGTGAACATAGTTTTGATAAAACATTATTCTTTTTGGATCAGAGTGATTATGATCCTGACTTTAAAGCAAAATTCAAGGATTACAATGAAG